TTATAAATTATTTATATTTATATTATAATTTTATTAATATTTTTTATATATTATTTTTTTTTATTTTTATATATTTTATTTTTATTTTTATTTTTATTTTTTTTTTTTTTATTTATTTTTTTATATTTTTAATATTTTTATTTTTTATTCTTTTTTTTTTTTAATTTTGTTTTTTATATTTTTTTTCTCGTGTATTTTCTATTCTCTCTCCCCCCCCTTCTTCGTTCTTTTTTATCACCTCTTCTCTCTCTCTCTCTCTTTTTGCCCCCTCACTAACACCTTGTAATTAGCAACGTGAAATCTACTACCAAGCGTCTTTGAAGCATGTGTACTGGCATCGCTATCCTCCTCTCACACTACAGTCTTGAGTGTGGTCAGTGATACCCCAAGAGCGTCCGCTATCTCTGCCTGAGTGTAGCCAGCAGCGACCATAGACTTAGCACGATTGGTCTTGGTAGTAGTCATAAGAACAGCAGACCTAGGTGTAGCCAGTTCCTTAACCTTATCAAGATCTGCATTAGTAAGAATCTGTGTCAATGTGTTGTTGCTGACAGCACCAGCCTGGATGGCCGCCCATTCTTGAGGGGTGATGTCGATTCTCTTCTTCCCAGCTCCAGTACGAATTCGCGCTTGAGTCAAAGCCATTCCTTGAATCTTCTTCAATTCAGCTTTGTCCATGTCAGGATTGGCATCTCGCTTGGCCTTGACGGTGGCGTTTGCTAGAAGCTGGGCCTGCCTTTCAAGGGGCGCATTCTTAAGGGCCACGTTTAATTTGGCACGGAGGCTATTAACCTCATTCTGGTAGGCGATCTTGGCAGACGGGCTGTATGGTGTGGTCTTGGTATTGATCGACACCTTACGTGCTTCATTAGCCAGAGCCTTGAGCTTATTGGAATGGTCTGCATACACCTTCTCAATTGGGGTACCAGAAGAAAGGGTGTGTGCATTACTTGCTTCGGCAAGCTTACGTACCTTTATGGTACGAGGTATAGTCTCGCCTTTCTGGTTCACACGAGTAGCACCAGTAGGTACAAACTTACGCTCACCGGTGGCCCTGTCTATAGCCCCACCTTCTGCAGCAGGGCGGGCCTTCCTTTCTTCCACATCAATAGTTGATTTGGCTCGAGAGATCAGCGTAGATGCGCCTGCTCTGGTACCACCTTGGTACTTGGCCTTGAGTTGCCCAATACCATTGTCTATTGCGGACTGCCTGTAGTTTAGGTTGTGCTTCTCAGCATCGATGACCACCATAGAATGGCGCACAGCACGAGCAAGCTCAGTGGTGGATGCACCACGAATAGTCATGTCGGTGATGAGATTCGATACTTCGCCCATCTGAATGGCTTTTGTTCGAGATGACATACGTTTCATACCCTCATATGCTGGATACGAACGCTGTGGATCAAACCCCTTCAGACCTGCAAGAGCAGGGGCAGTCTTGATTTGCTTCTTGTTATTGGGTATAACAAGAACCGTATCGCCATCGAAGTCTGCACCAGACAGTCTTTCTGCTACCTTCGAGTGGATGCCGACTGCATCTCGAGCCTGACCAAGTGCGCGCTTGGCTTGGGGATGGTTGTTGTTTACGGTGAGTTCTGGAATCTCAAAGATACCGCCGTGTGGATAGCGGACGAGAGCAACGCGTTCTCCATTCCTGAAGTTTGGCGCGTAGATCTCAGTTTCTTTCAGGGAGTTGATTGGAAGAATCACGCTCGACCTCTGACGAGGAAGTGCGGCAGCCTTCAAGTGAACGGCTGCGGAATCAACATCACCAGCAAACGATTCCAAAAGCTTCTTCTTGACAGCAGGATTCGTAAGCTTGTTGATGTCGTCGAATTCGCGCTTCTTCCTTTCGTAAGTCATATCCAGTTGCTGCTTGGCCAGAGTAGGACTCTGCTTCGACAACAGCTGAGAAGAAAGGTTCTTAGACCAAGAATCCCAGGCCCCTTCTTCGTTGACGATGTTCATCGCCGACTTGACTTTGCCAGTCTTCGGGTCGATCTTCTGTCGAACAACGGCACCAAACGGATTGTCTGGGTCGTCCTTCATAGCCTTCATGGCATCTAGCTTGTTGCCCGTGTTTTTCTTGTTCGTGTTGAAGACAAGGTCGACGCCCTTAGGCAGATCGTCCTTGTACATGGCCATGCCTTTGAGGTAATGCGTCCCATCAACAGCAATTCGAACCTGGGCATATCGTGCCCCACCAAGGCTGATGTCTTCAACGCCTGGGCGGACGTGAATAACACCATCCGAATCAGTTCCGCCGTCTTCGGCATACCTTACACCAACCCGTTTGCTGCTCACGGACAAGGGCTTCTGAATTCCGACAAATGAGCGTCCACCGTCTTCGGTGAAATGCTGGATCTGCTTGATCTGCGCTCGATTCTTCGATACCTCGGAGTAAGAAACATCCGGTGCGGAGAGAACCTTGAGAGTCGTTTCCTTGCCGGTACCGAGTTGCCTGACTTTCAGATAGTGGATCTTATAGCCCTCCTCTTGGAGGACGGCCACAGCAGTGGCCAATTTGGTGCTGCTAATTCCAAGATGATTCTCGACACCAGATCCGATGTCCAGGTATTTCTTGTCTACGACCTCATCTCGCAGCATGTTCGATGTGCTGAGAAGAACGTCCGCCTTGTCTTTCGCACTTGGCTCAAGAAGTGTACGGACGGTTGACTCGGGAATGCCCATACGTTCGCCAATAGCGACGTTAGACATACCTTTGTCTTTCAATCGAGTAGCCATATTGATATTGGCTTGGCGTTCTTCATTCTTAGCGATTGATTTGGCGGCACGAAGTTGGGTGGTTGTGATACCCATACCTTCCGCAACTTGAGATTCAGACAACCCCTTGCCCTGAAGCTCAGCCACGTAACCCAAGAAGTTTGCGCTACCCGAGTTTTCGGGACCACCAGATCCCCAAGGATACCGCCCGGACTTACGAAGAATTCCATAGTGAGCAAAGTAATCGTCTTGAGAAACGATTGTCATCCGTAAGCCTCCATCCTCAGCTCATCAATACGACGATCGTATACCACGATTTGCGACATGATCCGACCGATCTCAAGGGGATCGCCCTCGAAGATCTGAACCTCATCATTCTGGTAAATTCTGAGTTCTGTCTCGATCTCTGTCGGCTTGAAGTTATACTCCAGGCAGAACAGTGCCGCATACACTTCGAGCTGAGTCACCTTCACTTTTGTGATTCCGGTTTTCAAATCGAAAATACGAAGTTTCTTCTTGGCGGAGTTGAAGCCGATCGCATCGGCGCAACCGAAGCAGTTTTGTGAGTAGAACAGGGTTTGCTCGGGAGTCATTCGAAACCCGATACAGTCGTTTACATACTTGCACATGGTTTCCTCGGTGTCTGGAAACTTGACACCGAGACGAATAGCCTTCTGTGCGAGGTCGTGCAACTCAGTCCCACGTCGAGCAGAGAAAGAGGCAAAGATACTTGCGTCCATCTTCTGTTCATCGTAGTTCACCCAGTGATAACTACTTGGGCTCATGAACGCATGACTACCCGCGAGCTTCGAATGATTGTTGAACCGCATCGAGAACCTCTTCTTCGATCTCAGGGTAAATGACGAAGGAGATACCGCCCATCATTGCGACCTCGTCCAGATACCATTCCTGGTTGGGTCGGAACGGAGCATCCACACTTCGCTTCACCTCGAGCACTGCATAACAAGATCCCCATAGAATCGTCATGTCGGGGATGCCTTGTAGCATCTGCTCATCATTCTTCAAGATGATGCATTTGGGAAAGCGAGCCTCGATGCGTTTCTTCAACCCTCTTTTGTACTCGTTCTCAAGTTTTCCCACAGCACCTCCTTAAAATCAAAGGGGATGTAAACGACCGCATCTTGTCCCTTCTATTATAATCCATGTTTTTCTTGCGAGTTGATGTTGAGGCCTCGAATCGGGCTCTCGACCCGTGAAATTCCATGATCATCTTTGCCAAGATTTTTCGCAAAAACTTTTCTATAATTTATGTATATTATCTACTACGCGCGTAAAGAGTATAGATATTACGTAATTATAAAAAAGTTTTTTGGAAAAATCTTGGCAAGGTCCGACTAAACGGACATCTCGGACTCGTTGAAGTCTCTTTTTTCTCGAATCGACTTCCGAACGGCCTTATCGATGTAAGAGTTCGACAAAGGTATGTAGTAAAACAGGTTCATGAAGCCCGTGTTGAGTCGATCGATCCGACCGTACGCCTGTTCGGTCCTCTTGTACGAGTAGTCTTGCGACCAGAAGAATGTCGCATTTGTCTCAATGCACTCCCAACCCTCGGCACCCGCCATGTACTGAACAAGGTACAACCATCGCTCAGAATCGGGAATTTCTTGGTGTCGATGCCCATTCCACTCCCGAATTTCCACTCCTTCGACCCCTCGAAGGATCTCCAATTCGTAATCGAAGTTGTAGAAAACTATCAGACGGGGGTGTTTTTTCATCGTTTCACGAAGAGCCTCGAGACGGCTCGGATGCGTACTTACAATCTTGCGCATCACAGAGAATAACTCAGCACTCTGCCGGATCGGTCGCTCCTCGAACGGATTCCACCGATCCTTCATTGCCCGCTTCATCAAGTCAGTATCGTGATCCACTGGCAAGACAATCGTGTGTCTCGTAGTGTGTCGCTCGTACGGCATCTTAACCAAGATCTGATTGCGATGTCGTACAAGTTTCCCTACTTCAACATACCGATCGACCGCTGGGAACCTCGTATAAGATTTGTAAATGACGTGCCGAGCTTTGAATTCCGTTCTGTTCTTGTAGAATCCATTAGCGATGAACACGGGAATGAAGTCAAGCCAAGAATCTCCCGGTGTAGCGGACAGCATGATCCAAGTGTTGCTCTTGACAATTCGTAGGAAACTCTTGACCCACCCACCTGAACCAACCAAACGTTGCTCGTCGAAGATAAAGAACGCATCCTTGATCCCTTCGTACTTGTGGATGTTGTTCCACGAGTCAATGCGCAGGGAACCAGCCGCGGATACTTCCGTACTGACTCCATACCTGGCGAACTCCCGGTTCCAGTCTAGACTGTCCCGTTTCTTGGCCGTCGTGATCACAATAACGTCCCGGTTCGGATACTCCTGGACATAATGAGATACCGCAACCATTGACTTCCCAGAACCGACACCGCCGCACAGGATCGATCCGTTTTTCAGCTTCCCCAGGGCTTCCTTCTGATGGGGTCTCAGCTGGACCATTCACGAGCCACTCTCTTCGCAAGTGAACTTCACATCGGTAACTTTATAGATGGATACTTCACCGCAATCGGGGCATACGTTGGACAAATCGGCTTTAAACAGGATGGTATCGCAGTCTTTGGTCGTACAGAAACGGACCGGAACTGGGTTTTTCATCTTGCGAACGTATTTGAACATTACAAACGCCACCCATACTTTTCGGGGTTCTCAAAGAGACCGATATCGACTTTCCTGACATAGAATTGCAAATCCTCCACTTTTCCGTTTGGTTTTAGGGAACAATGGGGACAAACGTCTGTTTCTGTTCCGTCGAACAAGTAGACCGCGCACTCCTTATTCATACACAAGTAGACGACAGATGGACCGCTAAACTCAAACATCTTTCCTCCTTAAACATAATCCAGGAAAGCGACAGAGGACCCTCGGTTAGAGAGCCCCCTGCCACTAGACCTAGAGGTTTCCGCCAGCTACAGCGGCTCCTACATTCATGTACGTGATGGATAGAGTGTCGACGGCACTCGGGAGGGTCTCCAACTCCCTGACGACCAATAAAGCTGCCCGGTAGATCTGGTCAAGTCGTTCGTCCACCTCTGAAGTGGAATTGATGATTGCGGTCATTCCGCGATGATTCTCGCCAAGCATTCTGGCGACCTCGTCCGTAGGCTTTTCGATTGTCTGTTTGCAACCAGACATCTGCTCGAGCATTGCGTTCATGTCTTCGGCAATGGCAGTCCTGCGAGCGTTCATCGTCTTGAGGACTTCGTCACCTATTGCCTGTAGGCGTGCGCCCATTTCTTGTGCTGTCGACATTACTTCCGCCTTCCGTACATTCTTCCTGCACTTACGATTTCTATGTACTCGCATCGCTAAGCGAACGCCAATTGGGGTGGCGGCTCTGATCACTTGCCCGCACTTCGTGCAGATCAAGCTGTGACGCCATGGCTCTGAATTTTGTATTACATCATCCAAATGATCTGCCACAGGGTCCTTCTTTCTTGCTGCCCTCATTATGCGCAGGCCTAACCCCATACCTGCTCGACGACTCCATCCCGAGGGGGAGGTAAGGTATCAGAAAACTGTCGTCTTCCAAGATTTGTTAGTGGTACTCGTTGAGGAACCCCGAAGTCTTGTTTTCGTCGCCATCGTTCTTGGGCAACCAGGACGACGGCTCGGACTTCGCGACCTCGACCGGAATGTCCACGCGAGTCGACTCCGCGGGGGTGTCTTCGTTGTACATCCGAGTGTGCGGTGCAGGCGTGTCCACTCGGAAGGTGTACTTGAACTCGGTGTCGCGGAAGACGTGGATCTCGTCCCACAGCACGACGAGCCAGTCACCCAGACGAATCTGTCGAGGCCTGACCGAACCTTCCTTGTCCTCACCCTTCGGCTTGCGGGCCAGAGATACCGGGAAGAAAGGCATCCCGGCGTGGTACATCAGTTCCGTTTCGAATTCCAGCGAAAGTGCGCCGATATTCTCGACAGTCACCTCGAGGGCCATCGTGTGGATGTCCTTCGGCGGATAACTGCAGTCCCGCATTTCGAAGTGGAACAGGTTGATGTCCTTGGCGAAGAACCCGCTCATTACTTCCTCTTTCCGATTCCAGTGAAGAGAGATTTGGTGTTTTCCGAGGGAAAAGCGCTGACTACGCAACGTCGTTGCTGAATTCGGTACGCTCGGAGACAGGGACGAACTGCTCCTCGTTCACGCAGGTCAGAGGCTCGCGCCGCTTGAAGGTCTCCTTGAACTGCTTGGGCTTGTAGACCCGGAAGCTGCCGTTCAGTTCGACGATGAAGTAGCCCAGTCGGGCGATGAAGTCCTTCCCGCGGGCGTCACCCATCCCCTGGATGTGCAAGACCGGGAGCATGGTACTGGTCCCGAGGATCTTGGTGCTTTCGGTGCCGACCTCGCCCTTGCACCATTCGGCGACTTCGTGAATGTTCTCGAATGAGAGTTCGACCGCGGTGACGGAGAACGGCTTGCGATCGTACGTGATGAGTTCCATCGTTCCTCTTTCGAAGTTTATGTACTGTGATGTTCAGTGCTTGACGATTGCGAGGTCTTCGCCGTTCCAGAGAATTGCGAGAGCTTTTGCGACTTCCTTGTACGTGAGTGGGCCGTTGTCCTGATGCCACTCGACCGCACCGACACGAACCGTCTGCCCGCAGGTGACGCGGAAGTAGAAGCGCTCCTGCTTCAGAGGCTCTCCGACCACCGGGAGATCCCCTACGTGCTGCAGCTCGACAAACAACATCTTGTCTCCGACTTCGAAACTGTCTTCGTACGCGACGAAGAAAGTATCAGGAAGCTGGGTCGCGATAAACATTCGTTCTCCCCTAATTAGCCCTTGAAAACTTCGAACGTTCCGTCATTCTTCCGGATGATCGTTTGACCTAATGAAGCTCGCTCCACCCCATCCTTTGTGGGGACGTTGATGCCGGGGGAAGTCTTGTCGTGATCGAGCGCATCGTGCTCCACAACAGGATTTCCCCCGCACCACGTAGCGAGCTCCCAGACGTTGTTCTCCGTCAGGGTCCTCGCTTCGGAACTCATGTCCTTACGGCCTCGATTTCCTTGGCCATGTGAGTGTGTTCGTAGAAATCAGCGTCGATGTAGTCCTTCTCAGGCTCGCCGGCACCGATCTGCTTCCGATTCTCCTCGACGTAGGAGGTCCACTTCAGCTGAAGGTAGTCCTCCAGGATCTTGATGTACATCGTCTGCAGATAAGCCTTTACGCCGGACTTACCGTTGACCGCCCACTCGTACGGGTTGAGCGTAACATCCGCGGTCTCGATGTCTACCCAGTCGAGGGCTTCCACTTCGTCCTGACCGAGGTAGGTCAGACCCTTCGAGGTGACCATACCGATCTTCGGCGGCTTGGTCTTGTACGAGACGGCCACCTGAATGTAGGCCTGGGGGATGTCGTCTTCATCCCGGGCCTTCAGGTACTTGACATTCCAACCGTCCCGCAGCATCTGCTGGGCCCGATCTTCTTCCAGCAGGATCGCGAAGTTCCTGTCGCCGGCACGGTTGTACGTGTCTTCCTTGCCCGCGAAGTTCCGGAACGCGATCGTCACATCCTCGAGAATGAGGTTTCTGTCGTTACGTCCCATCGTTCGCCCCTCGAAGATCTTCGATCGGAACCCATTGTGTACTACCGTTGAAATCCAGGAGCACTTTCTTGTCGTCGCCGTCGACGTGAACCTGCAGCGGCCTGCCGATGGTCTTGAACGAATTCGACCAAGCGAACGGGTGTTTTCCGTATACGAACGGCTCGTTGAATGGATCAGCATCACCCACCAACTCGGGGTTGAATTCCTGAATTTCGAACTTCACACCCGGGTCGGGATCAATCGGAAGCACGGCTTGATTCGGATCGACAGTCTCGTCGAGCGGCTCCATCGCTTCCTTGACGATCTTGCCGAAAGCCACGAAGTTGGTGTTCAAGGCCTCCATGACCCTGACCAATTCTCGGTTGTGCTTTTCGATTCCCTGCAGCGCTCTTACGATTGCCGCGTCGTGATTCGTTTGGGACACGGGTCCTCTCCCTTTCATTAGCCGGTGGACTTCAAGTATACCGGGGGAATGATTCCAGTGAGTCGCATCGGCTCGAAGCCCCCGATGCTCCACTGTCCCCAGTCCGGATTGTCGATCGAGATGTTGACCATGCTGGTGCCATCCTGCAGCACCTCGACTTCGGCCCTACCGATCTTGATCCGCTTGTCGCCCTCGCCGACGAAAACGGGAATTCGTTTGTCACTCACCGGCCGCTTCTTCCTCAGCCTGTTTCTTGATGTCGTCCAGCTCAGCCTGCAGCAGTTGTTCTGCCAACTGCCGAGCTGCTTCGGGATCGTGAGTCAACGACCTTGCTCCTGCCTCTGCTGCTCGAGTGCAAGCTGAGCCCTCTCGGTTGCGGCCTTGACCGCGTCTTCTTCCTTTTGGAGAGCCTCAGCGAGGCGCTGGGTGAGCTCGTCGTCGGTGGGTTCGGTCACTTGGATTCGCCCTTCGCTTCCCGATCCCACTGGTCCGCCTTCTCGACAGCGTCCTTGATCTTGTCGGCGGCTTCTTTCGTCTCTTTTTCGTCGCTCATGTGCGTTATCCCCTTCGCATCTTTGGTCATCTGTTCGTCGATCCACGTATCATCGATAGGCGGATCTTTCAAACAAGCTTCGCCGAAACAGCCTTCGGCGACGCAGACATTCGAGTTCTTATCTTCGCAGGGCTTCTTTCCAAGAGTGGCTTCGTACCAACCATCCTGCTTTTTCACAACCTCGATACGTTTGGCTGTGCGATCCCAAACAATCAGGTTGATGACAACCGAACAATCGTCGTCCGTGTTGTCCTCCAACATCTGCTCGAGCAGGAAATTGAAGACGATTTCCATTCGCCGTTTCTTGCCGAGAAGTCGCGCAATGGGTCTGACGATCATGCCACAAGCTCCTCGTATGATCCGAACTTCTCGATTGTCTTCTTGGCTTCTTCGACCAGGTTCTCGAAGTAATCGATGTCGATATCGAGTTCCATGTTTCGAGCCTTGGCGGCGTCAGACTCGACCCAGAACCTTCCCTTCGTCCCGGTTACCGCGTAGTCCTTGTCGTTGTATCTGCGAACCAGCTTTCCACCGACACCGGATTCCTCGGTGACCGGGATGAATCGCCCAGTCCTTCCGACGAAATGCGGTCCGCTGTCGAACTGCAGATACATGTGTCCCTTCGAGACCTGCTTGGTTTCGGCGAGATCCTGCGGAAGGATCGGCTCACCGTTGAACAGGGTCTTGAAGACGTATGGGACTTTGAACTGCGCTCCAGTCGCCGACCACTGTGGGTCGTCTCCGCCAGTCTTGGCGACATAGACGGCATCATTAACGAGACAGAACTTCTCGTATGTCGATTCGTGTTCGAAGGTGTAGCCGTACTTCTCGCCGAACGTGAAGACCATGTCGATGATCTCCTGGTCGGCATTTGCGATCTTGATCGAATCCGTCTTGATGTGACAGACCTTGTATCCGAGTTCTTGCACGTACCGCTTCAGCTCGATCATGAACAGAGCACCGCGTTTGGCTGCGATGTTGTCCTTGTTTCGCTTGTCGCGGAACGGACTGTCGAACGTCGCTGATGTCAGCCCGTACACAATGTTGATGATGATCTTCAGGGCGTAGCTGAGAGCCTTGGCCGCGGCTTCATCCGTGAGGAAAGGTGCCAACTTCCCATTCAGCATGGCTCGAGCAGTCTCATAGTCGCCGTGCTTGATTGCCAAGCGAGCGTCCATGAGACCCTTGAAGTTCTGCGTGTACTCACCGAACATGTTGAGATGAATCAGCGATGTGGGGTGCATCGATGCGACATCCAACAGAGCGACGTCTTCGTAAATACCGGGTTCGGCGTAGACATACCCGCCTTCTCCGACCTCCTCACCCAGATAGGTCGACTTGCCGGCATCGAACTCGTAGCCCTCGAATTCCTTCGACAAATCTGTATAGACGAACTTCGACTGCGGGTTTCGATCGCCTTCGAAAATGATCTGTGCAGTGTGCTTGGCGGTCGGGTCGTTGACCGTGAGACCGCTGAGCTCCGCCAGAATCTGCCTGGCGACGAAGTCCTGCTTCCGGTCGTACCAAGTCGCCTTGGTGGCCCGGACATCGTTCTCACAGTACTCGGCGACCTTCTCCCACAGTTCTTCGGGAACTGGTTGATCCCATGGGTGCTCGAATTCCATGTGGGGGATTCCGAGCTCGATCTCGAACTTCTTGAGCGACTGCTTCTTGCTCGAGAAATCCCATATGTCCGAGTACGAAATGTTGTATGCCGCGGCGAATGCGGCATTGTTTCCGTTGATCAGCCGCTGACTGAGTTCGAACAACTGCTTATTGCTGTAGCCGAGATACCTACCATAGATGATGTGATTGTCGTACCTACGGTTGTAGAATCCGACAAGCTTCATCTTGAACAGGGCTTCCATTTCGGTTGGCCCCGGGTTGATCATCTTGACGACGGTATCCGAGTTCTCATACATCCAACAGACAACGAAGAGGTTTGGGAAAACTTCGACGTCGTAGAAAACCACGGGTTTGTCGGAGTCGAAGGACTCGACCGTTGCGGCTTCAGGCATTGCCTGACGTACGGCCTCACTCGAGAAACGCATTCGTTGGACGATCTTGATGCAGGCGAGAGCCTGGTTCGTACTGTTATTGGCGAAAGCGAAGAGCTTCGGCCGGAGGTCCGAGACGTCGTATTCGAGTCCAGACGCGTACGCGTCGTCGAGAATCTTTGCGATAAAGTCAATCGACGGCTTCGTTCCGGGATGAATCTCCTTGCGAAAGTTGCGAGCGATGAGATCTCGAAGACCCTTTTCGCTCTTGATTGTGTCTGCGGAAAGCACGTTGCTCTTCTCCTTGAGGGGAAGGCCACCCTTAAGCGTGGCGATTGGTACAGTATTGCACTTTGTGAGCTTCCGGCGGAGCGAAGCCTTTCCAGTGAATACCTTGACTTCGATTCCCTCTGAATAGAGTCGAGAGAGCTGACTAGCATCACCGTCGTAATAGTAATGCAGATGAACACCCTCGCCACTTTTTGATAGCTCGGCGTATGTAGGAGGCCACGCGGAGGCGGCTTCGAGATTACGAGCGAGTGCCTTCCCACCATTCTCTCCCTTTAAATCGAAATCTATCACGATATGATTCTCCGGGACCATCACGTAATGTTCCCGGTGGGTATCCAGTTCGTTCAGCTTCGTGGCGACATTGGACCACGATAACGTTGGTGTACCAGCTGGCGACGAATACTGAGCTCTTCCCTCAGCAAGTTCTTCGTCAAGTAGAGATACTTGTTCATCGATGACCAGCGCGAACACGGCGTCGGATGAAACAGGCTGCTTGAACTTGTTGGCACTGAAGCCAGAATAGTAGCTCCGTAATAATTCACCGTTCACCTCAGCTCTGTCTTTGAACTCGTCGAAGTAGTTCCTCAACTCTTCGCGAAGTTTGTATTGAGGAAGCGGCTTTTCGATTCCTGTGGTGCTGCAGTATTCCTTGTACAGTTCGTACGCTTGCTTCAGAGTAGCACCGTCTTGCATCTTGAACACATCGTAGTGGTACTCGATGAAGTTGAAGATGATGTCGGTCTGAAGCATCATTTCCAACGGACGGTATCCGTTATAGTAATTTTTACCAAGCGTCTGATAGACCTTGAGGCAGTGGGTTGCTATCGCGCCAAGCTCGAAGTCTGCTCTCGACATCAGGGTGTTGTACTGGTTTGGGGGAATGAGAACACCAGTCGGGTGAATATCGATTAGTCGACGAATAATACCGGATTTTGCGTCTGAGATTTTCACCGGCTTGTTCGTACCCATGAACAACACCGCATTCACACGCCCATTGTAGCTGGGCTTGTACTTTTCGTTCATCCTGATTTCCTCGTGCGCAACGATAGAATTCAGGAGTGTGTTGTCGTCGATCCTGGAGAGATCGCCGTCGTGCTGGATCGCAACTAAGGGGTTCGATTTGAATGCCTCGGTGGCGAAGGAATTGTTCGCCGATCCTAATGCTTTCGCCTCGAATTTCGTCGCGTAACCGGCGAAAAGTTTCTCCATGATCGACATGATCGTCGACTTGCCGGTACCCGCGAGACCGTAGAAAACGAAGAATTTCTGAATCCTCTTCGAATCCCCAGACATTACCGACCCAATTGCCCATTCAATCTTCCTCCTTTCCTCAACCGAATAAAGCGTACCGATTATTTCATTCCACGAAGAACAATCGCCATCCTCCAGAGAATATGGAAGACGGCGACTAACATAATCCGATCGCTTTACAACGTCGTCCGCGAAAGTGAGATTCTCGTCCAACTGATGGAAGCTGTCGCTGATGTTGCTGACAAACATCCGGTAGTTGACCCAAGACTTATTGTTGTAATTCGTCATCGACTTGATGCTGACGTTTTGGCCGGGGTAATTCTCTTCTGCATATTTCCGCAGCTGAGCATCTACCAACCGGCCAACGTCGTATTCGTCCGTAGACCAAAGTCCAGCTTCCTCATCCCAGATGGCATAGAAAGAGCGCCCTCGCACCATCAGGTCTTTGGATCTACCTACTATGAAGTTGGGGGTCAGGGTCAGGCCGCCGTCTTTCTTCTCGTCGACCTGTATTGTGAAGAAGTCCACTAAACCCCCTTACTGATCTTGCAGTAGGTACTCACTTAGCTGATACCAGATTTCGACTTGGCGTTGATCTTTCCTGCTGCGTCGAAGAGGGAACAACCCTCCATTCCCATAGCGATCATATGTCCTCCAGATCACAGCGGATGTGATGTCTTCAACATCCTCACTTTTGAAATTGCTTCGATCGTGATAGCCCGTAAGACCCAAATTATTGATCAGATGCCAAAACCAATTCTCGGTACCGAGGGCGCCCCCATCGGTTTCGAAGTTTAGTCTTCGTGACAGACCGATCAACATTTCAAGAAAAGAACATCCGAGTGACAGCCACTCGGGGTCTGGCTCGACTTCAGCCAGGGCTGCCCACTCGGATCGCAATGCTCTTCCGTCCTCTGCTCGATTGTCATCGTTCGGAACAAACCAAACGAACTCGGTAGAGAACAGCTGCTTGAACAAATTCCAGAATGTGGTTGCAGTCTTTCTGCGGGTCTTGCCTGGGTTCGCTACCTCGCTGTAAAGAAACCCGAGGTATTGATCGTCAAGCGTCCCGGAAGACATCGGACTTAGTGTCGAACTCGCTTGTGCGGCGCCTCATCGACGTCGAACCCGAGAACGGCCTGTTCGTATGAGAGATCGACACTGACGACTTCGAACTCCATTTGCAGAGATTCGTTGCGGACGTGCACGGTGTTCTGGTCGCTCGAATCCTTGCCGAAATTCGATACGAACTCATCACCGAGAACAGACGCGCTATTCTCAAACTGATCGTCACGATCATCTGTGAGGACACCACCCTTCGCGTGGTAAGTCAGGGTAGCCTGCTGGTAGCCAGTCTCGTTCGCCATGAACTCGTCCTGGGTGATGATGTACGGCTTGTCAGGATTCCGGGATTCCTGGAAGACGTTCTGGTGCACCGTTTCGTCGATCTCGCAGGTTTCGGAATTACCGTCCGTGGCCAGATCTTCGACAGACGGCTCGTCGAGGTAATGATTCTCCTTGACGATCTTGTTGTACTGGATCTTCTGAGATTTGACCCGGGGGTCTTCTTCCGGCATTTCCTTCTCCGGAATCAACGCAGCGACGGCCTCTTCCGGAGTCTTGAAGATCTGCTCCTTGGTGTGGGAGTAGAACTCCTTCATGTCGGAAGTCTCCTGCTGGAGGCGGACTTCGTACTGATCAGCGAGGCGCTTCTCCATGGTCTTGTAGCCCACCAGAAGACCCACGCCGGTACCTAAAATGAAGCCACCGAGGAACTTCGTATATTCCTTCATTGGCTCCTCAAATCTTGTCGTAGATGACGCCGTCGACATTGAAGTCGAGCAGGATCGAGTACTCGTTGCCGTTGACGAAGTCGCGAACGTTCGGGTTCGTGATGTTGTCGAAGATCCCGAAGTCCACGAAGTTGTCGCCGTTCTTGCTGATGACCCAGCCGACGACCTGGCCGGCCTGGGACCGCGGGAGTCCGAGAGCGTCGTAGACCTCGTTCAGGAACACGTGCCCGCGAGCCGTCAGCAGCTGGTTGAAGTACGACTGCTGCGCCTGCAGGAAGATCTTGTTGTACTCGGGGTTCCGCTGGTGGTTGACCGAACTCTCGTCGAAGAATCGCGCGTACTGCGAAGGATCCCCGTCAGCGACCCGGGTGTGCTTGACGACCTTCTTCTTGCCGTCCGTACCCTCGACGGTCTCCGAGACTTCCTGGGTCCCGTAGCGCATCTCCTGGTCGACATCGGCGCCCAGCTTCTCGGTGACCCGCTCACGATACTGCTGGAACGCCCGGTCCACCGAAGCGTAGGCCGCGGTCAGTCCCGCATTCCGACGGTTCAGAGTGACGTGCGATCCCGTCAGAAGCACGGCCGACAGAACCAGCAGGCCGGTTGCCGGCGCGTACAGCTTGGTGACGTCCAGGAGCGTCTTGACCTTGATGATGGTCAGGTCCTTGGCGTAGGCCTTGTCGTCATAGACCTCGCCGTTGTCCTGCAGAGCACCCTGCTCGTGCAGGTACGCCGCCTTGTCGCGGAGCTCCTCGTACTTGCCGAGAGTGTCGCTCAGCTTCAGCGTGGACTTGCAGGCGAGAACGACACCCGCGGCGCCGGCGACAGCTCCCCCGACGAACATGACCTGTGGGGAAGACTTCTGCAGTTGGAGCAACTGCCGTCCGAACTTGGATGACACAGCGGTCGGAATGAGTTTCATTTCTTTCCTTTAAGTGAGGGTTTGTATTTTGATTTCGGAAATATGACTAGTCGAGTGAGACGACCCTCGGGAGATCGAGGATGTAACCGTCTCGGACCCGACGAACCACGGAACCTTGAAGGTCTGTCCAACCCCATTTCTGGTCTACGTAGGTGGAGGATCGATCGACGAGACTGTTCAGATCGGCAACACTGACTGTCTCGTAATTCTCGAGAAGATCGTACATCCGCTCGAGGACCAGATCGCCTTCTACTCGAGTCGCAAGAAGTATTTCGTCAACATGCTGTGTCCTTGCTCCAACCACCGGGCGTCGATCAGAATCCGCCGACCGTCCGATTGGATTGTTACCTCGAACGGCATATCGGTTGTACGGGACAGGACCGGATCCAGTACGTGAGCCACCGCGGTAGCGATTGCTTGGGCGTGATTCTCCATAGATCAACCTTTCGAAGCCCTGACTTGCCGCTTCAGTGATCATGTCTTTTGCTTGCGGGACGAGCACGTCCATGAGTACGTAGTTCAGCACACTTTTCGAATCGCCACCGATGAAGATATTGGCGAAACGCTTCAGCAGCGGTTTCTTTCGTGTTTCCACCTTGTTGGTGACGACCGACTCGACCTTCTTCTCCGGCTTCTCCGGAGCCTGAGGGCGGGGCATCTTGGAATTACCGGGGAATTCGGCTGTCATGACCCTCTATTCCTGGAAAATGGAAAACCTAAAGCCCGTGTGGCTTTTCGGTTTGGTTGTCATTCGGCAGTGTTCATGCGGGCTTTGATCGTCTTCCAGGCGTCCACGATCTCATCAATGAAGCTGTCGGTGTACTCCGAAGATGCGTTCGCGACAGCACCGCCGATGGCAAAGGCGGTCACGGGCACTGTCACTTTTTGGTGAGGGTGTTCGATCACGACGTTGTTGGCGATGATGTCATTCACGATCTTGGAGGCTCCGAAGCCAATGATGGTAGTCACGGTCTTCTTGAGAACGGCAATCTTGTCCATGCTTGGTTCCTTTCAAATGGGGTCTCATTATACCCCATGTAATTCCTGCGAATTACAACTTCAGGTAGTCCTCCAACGAGAAGAATTCCAAATCCCTACCTCGAACGGCGACGCAATCCTCCCCCAAAACCGAAGCGTTCTCACGGATGAACTTCTGGGCTTCTTCCTGAATCCCATTGAACAACACGGTTCCGTTCGCGGCGAGAACGGCGTCAAAAAATACCATTTCGTTCCTTTCGAATTATTGCGAGCGGGGGCGCATTTCCGGCCATCAGCTGTCGTTTAAGTTTGGCGTCTGGTACAGGATGGAGACCCTCCGCTGGCACGGCGGCATCCTCGCCAAACCCCCATCCGCACAGGAATTACCTCGGACGGCTTTCGGCCCAGGCCATCGCGTAAACCAATTCTTCCTTGCTCATGGCTTCGAGCTCCGCGCGAGTTGCCGCTCGATTCTCCTTCTGATACGCCGGTCGCTTGTCCTCTTCTTCCACCCCGGTCTTCGGCATGCCCGCAGCCTTGGCCTGGTCGAGGATCTCCTTCATCATCTTCTCCGGGACCAGTTGCTGGGACGAAGTCCGACCCACCGTTTTCCACAGTGATCAGTTCCATCAGAAGCGCGTCGAAGGCCGGAGAGGTCCAGAAGTTCGCTCTTCGCTGCATCATTCTTGATGAACCGAGATCCGTCCTCAGAACGCATGCCGACCGACATCTCGATGAGGGCACGGAACTCGTTGAGGACGGCGATTCCATCTTGCGACTCCGTGATTCGCTTGACTCGAGACTGCATCGAGTTCTCGCCATCGGAGGCGAGTGCCATCAATTCGGCCTTCGAAAGGTGGAAGTAGAAGTCTCTCGTATGTTCCTGACCGTTGAAGTCTTCGAACTTTATCGTCTTCTTGAACATGAATATCCCTTACTGGCAGCGGTCGTAGCCGGAAATCGGCTCGTGGTTGAAGCCGAGAAGGATTGCCGGCTTGTCTTCGAACATGGTCGGGGTGAACTGCACCTCGAGCAGCTCGTCGTGTTCCAACCGACAGAATTGGAGAATTTCGTGCCCTCGAGACCGATCAGCTCGTAGAAACTCGGTGAGCGAGGCACAGTAGTTGTTGTTGACCTGGTGGTTGATGTCGTTAACGGCCTTCTTGATGTTCTCCACCTGATTGTGGAAATACCGTCCTGACAGTTCGTCCAGGAACAGAACGTCCGAGCCCGTCACGATGATCATGTTCGAGGGCGGAGGATTCTGCTCCATCTTCTCGGCCGCGAGTTCCGACCGCATTTTTTCTTCCTTTTGAGCACACCAAGGTCTTGATGACCTTGTCTTTGTACTCATCGGTGATCTGCTCGGACAGCTTGAAAGCCGCCGCGATGGCTGCCGTCCTGCGAGTACCGATCTGATTCGCAGCGATGATTGCCGCAACCGTCACGGTTCCAGCGGCAGCTGCCGGAATGAATTCTTTTCCAGACGAGCTTGATCTTTTCCTTGGTTTCGAGAGCTTCTTCGTCGAGATCAACTCGCAGATGCTCCTTGGCCTGGATTTTTAACGCCGACGAATATCCTGCTTTACTCGCCAAGACCGCGGTTGTTACCGCCCCCGCCACTCCAGGCCCGTCAGAATCCCGGGGGAGTTCTCCGTCACGAACTTCTCGGCGACCTTCAGAACTGTTTTCATCGTCATTTGTTTCTTCTTTCACAATTTTTTCGATCTTGTATTTTGCTTTGATCAGCCTCGAAAAGGTGGTACCGAGAGTGATGGTTCCCACCAGCAAGACGAGTGCAGTGTTGTTATCCACGCTTCATCACCACGGACTTCTTGATGCCCATGGCCTGGAATTCGAAAGTCAGGGTGGTCTTGTCGACCTCGAAGATCTTGGTCTTGTCCGAAGACAGCGCGACTCGACTGTCGTCCGCCTCGGACGTGATGGTCTTGCCGGCTTCTTCGGAGTTGTGGAAACTGCCGAACCAGTACAGAGCCTCCAAGCCACTTTCGGTGTACATGTTGATCTTGATGATGCTGCCCGTGACTTCGGCCTCGAACCGGATACCATTCGCGACGGCATGCCAGTCTCCTTCGAGATCCACGAGCGGAAGACTCAGCTCCGCGGCTGGTACCTGCTGTACGGCGACGGGAGCGACACCATCCGTACGGTTCAGGGGAGATCGAGGGTGGAAAAAGAAAAGGCCCACGACCGTGAGAACGATCGTGACGCAAATGGCGATGATCCAATACTTCATGATTCTTTCCTTCCAGGATTTGGACAAAATAGAGAAGAGGTGATAGCCCAGCGAAAACTATCCATTAAGCAGCTTCTTCTAGAGTGCTGCCACTCCGGGTGGGTATCTCACCCACGCATTCGTGTCTCGGAATTCTTTCGAATCTCTTCTCTTCATTACATGGCGTGTAAATCCTGCGATTCAGTGCAGGGAAATAACGATGAAGATTACGCAAGCGCACATCGCCAAAAATATGGCGGGAAGTCCAATGCAGAGCAAACAGAATTCTGCGAAGTTGATTTTTCTTCGGGGATACTTTCTCATGAGACTCTACTTTCTGGAAAACCTAAAGCCCTTGCGGGCTTGTTGGTTGTTACTACTTCAGTTTGGCTTTCGCTGCAAGTACGGCGATGTCGCAGATGGTGGTCAATACCTTGTTGGCGGCGATCACGGCACCGACGGCAACCACGGTCTGAATCGTATAGTCCGCGGCGATCTTGTGCGATCTCGGCGGGTTCTACGGTGTGGACGGGGGTGTCTTCGATGACGCTTTCGGCGTTCTTCTTGGCATCGACCATCTGAATCTGGAACGCTTTGTTCTTGAACATGGGCTTTCCTTCGTTAGTAGGGTCTCATTATAGCCCATGTAAATTCTGCGATTTAAGCGACAAGAATCGAAATAATGAATGCCACGTAGAGAAGAAATGCAACAATAAGTGCGATCGTGATTACTTTCATTTCCATTTCATTCCCTTTCGAAAACCTAAAGCCCCTGTGCGGGGCTTGTCGGTTTGAATATCTACTTCTGGGCTTCTTCCATGAGTTCGGTGATGACGTCCTTCTTGGCGGGCTTGTTCTCCCGGTGCTTGATGTATGCTCCGACTGCGAGGTTCACAGCGAAGAATGCAGCAGCACCGACGATTGGGCCGGCGATGATGGCGAGGTCTTTCTTGTTCATGAGGTATTCCTTTCATAGGGGTCTCATTATAGGCCTTGTAATTCTTGCGAGCAAAAACTTAAATCCCCGAAAACCATACGACCTGTACGGGGGAGGGGTACAGGTCGTATGGCTCGAGGCTTCTTGGGTGTAGCAGATCAGACAGTCTTCTTCAAAAGTCCGAACGCCTTCGAGGCGATCACGTGCGCTCGTTCATGGTTCAGGATGACGATCAAGCCGGCGATGTGTGTGCCGACGGTCACCCACGTGTCTTTGCTGATGGAGTCTTTTTGCTTCAACTCCATGAGCTTTTCTACGTGGCTGGCCATCGACTTGTAAGCGTCGGTGTAACCGTTTTCCTGACCCATAAGGTCGAGGAGCTGGTGAATCTCGGTGTCGATTCGGGCTTTGAGAGGATCCTTCTTGAACATGGCTAATTCCTTTCGAGGGGTCTCATTATTAGCCATGTATTTCTTGCGATTAAGGATGGTCAACTTCTCGAACGACGTTCAGATTGAGTCGACTTCCAACGTTGAAGACCGGGTTTTCCTTGTTGATCTGCACCCGCTTGATGATCGTGGCACCGTCTTCGTCCGTACCGAATACGAGATCTCCGACATTCTCGGGTTCGCTCTGTTTGTAGTTGCTGGAACTCTTCCCCAGGACCAGGCCCATGAAGGTGTCGAAAGCCGTGATGACACCCGCAGTGACTGTAGCACCATCCCAGCCCAGAATCGTGCCGAGAGTGATCACCAGAGCTGCCGCAGCCGGCAGAAGAACCAGGGAAACGAATTTCAGAAAGTTGTACAGATTCGGGGGGATGATGAAACCGGTGTTATCCACTGAATTCTCCTTGCTCGAGTCGAGTTACTCTTTCTCGAAGTTTCAAATTCTCTTGATGTAGTTTTTCGTTATCCGCTTTAAGTTCGCGAACTTTTCCGCGAAGCTCTTCGTTATTCTTCTTTATTTGTCGAATTGTTTCTGCGTGTTCGGCTCTGATTTCTTTGATCTGGTTGGTTTTGTGCTCGATCGTTTCAACATCCATCTTTCGAGCACGGTTATACGCTTCTGTTTCCGCCAACAATTTCGAGTTGGCGATCGAAGCTTCGGTAGTGATTTTTGTTGCGTTTTTTGCTGCTCTACCGGACAGAGCAGCCCCAATCAGGCTGATTATGGCCACGACGATCACCGACCAGTTAGAGGCGTCCATCGGTCACCACGATCTTTTCTGGGTTCGGCAAGCCAGAAATAGCCCACCACATGAAAGCCAAAATACTCCAAACAGCTGCCTGACCGAGATTTGTAGCGGGAGCGTGAAAGAAAGCCATCCCAGAAGATATGTCGCGGCCCATCCCGAAGACGTGCCTGTCAGCACCATATACCCCCAGGTTTCAGTCATGGGGGCCATCTCGAAGAAAGCATCGAAAGGAGGCCCGCAAAGACGAAAATGGATCCCCAGAATTGAATTGGAGCCACTTGCAGGATCACCCGTAAAGACGCGTTTCGTCCTTCAGTGGACGGTACTACGATATAGCCAATTCCGATCGCAACGAACAGACATCCCACAACCATCAGGATTGTACTGTGGCGTTTCCACGGACGAAGCCCCCACAACTTATGAGGCTCCGCTATAGGGAGGTCTTCTTCCAATCCCCCTGATCCTTCACCCATGGCTCTGCCACCTTCCATATTCCACCTACTCGTACATAGGGTACTGCCCGCCGCCACGTACCAGAAACGAGAACACGTGCCCCCGCGATCAGATTCGTCGACGAAACGGCCGACCAAGGCCCCCAGCCTACAGAATTCCTCGCCCTACCCCAGAAGTAATAGGTTTTTCCGGGGTCCAAGTTGGTCAAATATTCTATTGATTCGTCGACAGTTACAGTACCGTCGATGACTGCCGCAGTGGCGTCCCTACCGTACCTGAACTGTTTCTCAAGGTTTGGGGGATCATTCGGGCGTTTCTTGAATTGGAATGAGACGCCCAACGATTTCTGTTTGATGTCGTAGAATGTTGCTGGGCCAGGAGCGGGAGGAACTTGCCAAGTGACGCCTTCCCCTCGCTCCGACCAATCACTCCAACCGAAGTCGTTTCGACACCGGGCCCAGAAATATACTTTCTGACCGCTCGAGAAACCGCCGATTGTTGAAGTGCCGTCGGAATCGACAATGGATGTCGGTCCATTCGAGGATGCGCCATAGCCAATTTGCCTCTCGACAATCTCCGATCCACCATCCGAGTTATCGGAGAATGAAACGGAGAAAGCCGAAGAGGATATGGCTGTTACATCGTCCAGGTTCGGCGGTTCGGGGACCGTCGTCCTTTGAATATGTTGTTCGAAAGTGTGGGTAGGAAAACCGAGTCCTGTGTCGTAAAGCGTGAACTCGACATCCTGATCCCATTCAACCCAGACATGGTCAACGTACTGCCATCCGCCCCCGCGGACCATTCTGAACGTTCGACCGCCGTAAAACGTATCGTTCGCATAGAATGAATATGGCTGTTGGTTGTTCCAAGTCAAAGGGCCCGTTTGGACCCAGAATTCGACCCAGCCGCCGGTATCGCGGATCCGCAGTGTTGTGGAGCCGCCGATATACTCGTCGTAGTCAGGCATGAGTCACCTACGGCAAGATCTTGAAGTAGATGTCCCCATCCGTACCGCCCGTGGGTTCTCCAGTTCCGGAGGTGATTCCCGCGGATGTACGCCATCCCGCCTTACTCTGAGGGATGAGGCTGGACAAGATTGCGGCGATATCGCGAGTTCGGTTGATCTCGCGAGCCCCCCACTTTACTTTTCCTTCTTCCCCTGAATCAGGAACCAGGGATACCCAGCAGCAGCCGCAGCATCTCCAACAGCCACAATAGTCTCCTCTCGTTACTGATTGTTCCAGTATTCGCCGGAACCCATGTCATTCCAGTCGATATCGTACTTCCAGGAACGCCATGTGCCAGGGGTAATGGAATCCTTCGTCACCAAAGACGGATACGAATTCTTGCCAGTCGCATCGTACTTGATGATTTGTTCCTCGACCCGCATATATGCCGCGCCACCATTATCTCCTCGGACCTCTACGAGATCTCCAAGAAAGTAATCGCGTTCGTACAAGAATTGCGCATGCTGGTCGATTTCGCCGTCATAAATATCGATTGGGCGAGACTTGATCAATTCTTCGTCGGCCAGCTTCTGCAAATATGCCGGTACGTCAATCAGTTCCATCCCCTCGGGTAATTGAGTGATGGAAATGAATTTGGTTTTCTGATCGAGCCCCCCGGAGGAAAATGCGAGCTCGGGGTCTGACGCAACCGCATTCAGGGTCAATTCCGTGGGGTACCCGCCTTCGACGGGATTCTTGTACTGATAAAGCGCGATGATTTTGTTGAAGTGTTTCGTATTGTCGATATATTCTGTCGTGTTCTGCAAATTCGCCATGTCGCTCGAGAAAACGACGGGGGGATATATAGCTTGTGCGCTTGTTCGATCGTTTCCAACGTACGCCTCGAAATATAGCTTTGCGAGGCTGGGATCCTTGTACAGACGGAATCCGAGATCGTACGCTTTGCAGATGTCCGATACCGCGGAATATAGACTGGCTACCTTTTGCTCCCACAGAATATCCGCGGTCTGCATCTGCGGCAGGTTGCCAGCGGGGTATATCCCACCCCCAGGCGTTGAACTGTTCTGCAGGAACGGGATCGTGTCGCCAGGGAAAATCTGATACCCCGAAGAGGGGTAGCAGACTTGCCACACCATGAATCCGGGGATTTCAATCGGGGGCCAACCGTTGTAGTAGTTGACCGCCCGAATCATCCCGTCGTGGTCACCACCGACTTCTTTCGTCGTCATTACTCGCTGCTCGAGGATCGAGACGAGCTCGAATCCCTTCACTGTGAGTGTGGCGCCCTTATCTTCGTCCATCGTGTCCTCGATCGTGTTCACACGCATGATTCGTTTAGAATCATTCGGGATCATGATCAAGGTGTCTTTGACAAACCGATTTCGGTTTTGAATGGTGGAAAGGGTGATCAGCTCGAAATCACCCTTCGCCGAGTACCGCTCGGTCCAAATGAACGAAATATACTCGTCCACCACATCGATTTGACGAAGGAGAGCGTCCAGAATGAAGATCTCCACTACAGACCTCCATACCTCACGACGTACTCCAGGTCATACGGAATTGGGTCGCCCAAGGCGTACACCCGGAACTGATTCAATCCTTCGACGAAATTGATCCAGCTAGATTGGGCCGAGCGTCCGTACAACACAGAACTTGAAATGGACGCCCGGGTCAGGGTGATCCCCTTGTTCCCTTGAAGGGAGCTGACCACCAGTTCGTCCCCATTGATTAGGGCGTACGAGAAGTCCAACTGCGACAGTCGTCCGCCCTCATCGAGGTTGTAAATGGTGAACCCAGCAACGGAACGGTTGACATGGAGATTCAACACCGTTCCCGCTTGGACCGTACCGGGGTAATCAATTTCGGTATTCGTGGTGTCGGCGACTGTATGACCGCTAACAGTGATCATTCGACTGTCGATGAAATCCGGTTTGTGACACATCACCGAAATATCTACGGTGGGGTCTTCTTCGAACAGGGGGGTGCTCATCGACTCAACAATACCGTTGATATCGACGTAAAGACCCGAAGTCGTGTAGAACCGGAGCTTGATCGCAGCCTTTGGCATGAAGAACGAATACAAGTCCCTGCGAAGGTCCGAGTATGTCTTCGGGTTGAAGTCCGGGTCAAGATCAAGTTTGATGACGATGTTTCTCGCGGGGAGTTTTGCTGTTTGGAATTCTTCCCCATCAGATCCGGCATAGCTCGAGGAAACGAGCGTCGCCTTCACCGGATCGAGACCCTCGATTTCAGAAACTTGATAACTTCCGGCGAGATCTTCATCCATCTCGAAGGTCAGGACATTTCCTCGACTGTTTGTTACTTCGAACTTGTTAAGCATCTGTCCCTCCCTTCTTGGCGGTAGAAATCAAGTTGTTTGTCTGGCGGTAGATCTCCACCGCGTTGAGTTCCTTCGGCGAACTATTGTTCTGAATGAATGTGGTTGAATTTCCGGAAGTTTCTCCGGAGGTATTTGAGCTGTCGTCGGTACGGTTCAATTCGAAACCGGCGCCCGCAGCCTTAGCGCTCTTGAGAGTGCTATTCACATCGAACTCGCTGAGACTCAGAAGGTTGCTGATTTCTCCGGCATCCTTCTTGATCTGCGTCAAATCGAGTACCGGGGTGATGGTTGGGTCGAAGTCGATCAGGTCCTTACCGAGGACCTTGCTCAAGCCATCGAGCGACTTACCCATCGCGTCAACCATACCGTTTCCGAGATCTCCGGCAGAATCGTTTGCGATGTGAGCGAAGTCATCCAATCCATTCGCTGCACCCAGAACCATCATCTGTCCGGCCCAGTAGAATTCCTTGGATGGCGACTTGATGCCCAGAGCGCTGAGCGCTTTATTGAGCATGTCCTTTGCGAACTGCCAGGCAGCGTCAAGCGCCCTGCCCGCCAAAGACTTCAAGCCGTCGATAACGCCATCGATCATCGCCTTGGCGATGTCCCAACCGGCATCCGCAAGTCGTTTTCCACTTGATCGAATGCCGGTAGCAAGACCATCGAGGAAATCGAAGATCAAGTCAATACCAGCCTGAATGATTCGGCCAATGTTCCTGCCGATCCCATCCAAGAAGTTCACGATAACGTCTGTGGCGACATCGACAACTTGGCCGATGTTATCGGCGATACCTCTCAAGAAACCGATCAGAATTTTGAAACCAGCGTCTACCATTTTGGGCACTGAAGAGACGAGCAACTTCAGCATGCCATCGAGCAGAACGCCGAGCGTCTCCATGATCTTTGGAGTCACATCGATGATTGCTTGAAGCAGAGAATTCAGAACTGTGGTAATTGCCGCTAGAATTGACGGACCGGCAGTAGCGATTACCTGAGCAAACAACACCAAACCGACGGCGATCTGCTCCATCACGTAGGGAATCAACCCCACCAAGCCCGAAACAATCCCGACTATCGCTGCCGTAGCCCCTGCTCCTGCTGCTGCGAGTATGGTAAGACCCGTAGCGAATGCCAGCACGCCAATGCCGGCAGCAAGAACGGCAATACCCAGCAGGCCAATAGAGACCGCTAGTCCAGCAATGACCGGAACCAGAGGTCCGAGTACCAAGCCGGCAACACCAATGATGACGAAGACGCCAGCCAAAGCAACCAGACCGGCAGCAATGTCGCTCCAGCTCATACCGCCCAACGTCTTGAGAACGGGGGCAAGAATGGCCAGAGCGGCTGCCATGACAATGATGGCCGCTGCACCCGGTAGGGTGCCGGAAGCGACGACCAAAGCCGCGGAGATAATGATCAGGGAGCCCGCCAAGACGATCAACGACTTGGCGACTTCTTCCCAGCTCATCCCTCCCATCTTCTTCATGGCATCTGCGAGGATCTCGAGTGCGGCAGCCACAACAAGAATACCGGCAGCACTGACCAGAGACGTGGGCGGAAGTAGGCCGATAGCCAGAGAGATAGCCAACAGCGAGGCGGCCATCACAGTCAATCCCCGGGCGATTTCACCCCAGGAAAGACTTCCCATTTTACCTACAGCATCGGCGATGATTTCCAAAGCCGCGGCCACTACTACGACACCGGCCGCCTTGAGAACCGATCCCGTCGGCAGCAAATTCATTGCTGCAGTAATCAAACCAAGACCAACGGCGACAGACGCCATCCCCTTGGCCAATTCACCCCAGCTGAACTGAGCAAAGTCTCCGACAGCACTAGCCAGAATCTTCAAAGCCGTAGCCAGAAGAATCAGCCCAACGCCTGTGCCGATCCCACCCTTGTCTGCTTCCGCAAACTTGGTGAAGAGGGCCAGAGAAGTCAGCAAGACAGCAACACCAGTCAAACCCTTGGCGAGACTGCCCCAATCCATTCCACCGAGAGCTTCGACAGAAGTGACGAGTAATCTGATAGCTGCGGCCAGAATAACCAAACCAGCCGCGGTCTTTATTATGCCGGGGTTATTCGATTCCATCAGTCTGGTCGTGCCAGCGACAGCCAGCAATATAACAACCAGAGCACCGAGGCCCTTGATCAGACTAGAGAATGGGATCTCGGCCAGTTTTTCAACCGAGCTTGTCAGAATTCGGACGGCCACCGCCAGCAAGATCAAACCGGCGGAAAGTACGGTGATTTTTGCAGCGGAACCCATAGTGCTGATCGCATCAAGGGCTTTGAATGCGATGCTGAGTTGTGCGAACATCACGCCGATTGCAATTGATGCTCGAGTAATTCCTTCGTTATCGATCTTCGACAGAGCGATGACGGACAGCGTCAGAATACCGATTGCCGCAGCAATGGCCAAGAGAGCTGCGGCATTCAGAGCATTCTGCATACCCTTCAGCGCGCCGGTAAGCGCGTCCAAAGAATCTTTAAGGCTGTTGAGGAAACCCCCAGGGCCTTTATCGCCGATACTCGACATGAACTTCTTCAGCGCCACGACCAGCGTAGCGAACAAGCCGGTGTTTACAGCTTTGAGAATCGCGCTGAAGTCCAGCTTTCCACCCAGGGCGCCAGATATAGCTGCGCCGACCCCGGATGCCCATTGAATGAAGTCCTTAGCAACCTGCTGGACTTTCTGCGAAATACTCGTGAAGAGACTGAGAATTCCAGCCCAAATGGACTTGATAACGCTGCCTAGCTTTTGCATCGGGCTAAGCGATTCGGTCAAGCCGGTTATACCGTCCTTGGCCGCAGTCGCCCCATCCTTTGCGCCGGAGAACAAGTTCCCGAGCAGCGTTCCAAGAGCTTTGAGAAGATTGATGGGGACCTGGAGAATTTTCCCTAGAACGCCGAAGATCTTCCCGAAAGCATCGCCGTCCTTGATTGCTTTGTGGAGCGCAACCAGGAAATCGCCGATATTTCCGGTGAACTTCAAGAATCCGCCAGAGCCTGAAGTAAGAGCTCCGAGCAGATCAAATATGAACTTGACGCCGGCCTTAAGAAGCTCCCAGCCTATTCCCAAGATCGCAAAGAAACCCGCGAATGTCCTCCGGAGGTTATCCGCGGTTTCGGAACCCAATATCAGCTTCTGCATGAAGTCACGGAATGCGGTCGTCATGTTGTAAAGCTGTTGGGCGGTAGTCGCCGGGAATATGTCTCGGAATGCGTCCTTGATCGGTGTCAGAATCGACATCAACGCTTTGAATGCGTTGGATATACCATCGATCAGAGCCTGACGACCACCGAGATCTTTCCAACCCTGAAGTAGATTGTTTCGGGCTTCGGCGGACTTTTGGATCATCCCACCGAGAACATTGTTGACTTCGGTGAACAGACCCTTGGCTTCGTCGAAATCGCCAAAGACAATCTGCCAAGTCTTTGCCCAGCCAGATCCGACTGCTTCTCGCAGTGTGTCGATCAGCTGAGTCATGGTCTTTACTTTGGTGGCCGCATCGACGGCCGTCTTGCCCATTTCAAGAATACCAGCAATTTGTTGCTGGTTGTAACCCATCGACTTCAGCTGATCGGCTGTCAGATCACCTGTGAACTTACTGAGGGTCTCTGTCAGAATGTTACTAGTAAGCCAGCCCTTTTGCAGACTGAGTCGGAACGATCCTTCATCCTTGACGATCTTGTCGACCGCAACACCATGGACTCGAGCCGTGTCCATGAGTGCATCTTGGAATACCTTGCCGCCCATGCCGGCATTGACGACCGAGTTCCAGTCTTCCAGCGTGACCTTACCGGCCGAGATCGCTTGGGAGAGCTGGTACATTGCCGAAGAAGCTTGCTCGGCATTCGATCCAGAAACAGCCGCCAGATTCGCGATGCCCTTGATGGCGTTTGACGCGACATCAAGAGTAACACCGGCAGCTGTGAAGGTACCGATATTCCGAGCCATCTCGGAGAAGTTGTAGATCGTTTGATCGGCATAGTGATTCAGTTCGTCGAGGGCTGAATTAACTTTCTGAAGTCCCTCGGCACCTTTCAGCCCTGTGTTCGCCAGAATCGTCTGGATCGAATTAAGATTTGTCTCATATTCGTGGAACCCGGACATGATTGGTTCGAGCGTGAGCGATTTGGCCAGCGAAAGGCCAGCATCCACCGCTTTGCTCGTGATATTCGCCAAGGCCGTGATCGCAGCAACCTGTAGAGCGCTGAATTTCTGCGATAGACCGGAAACCTGCTCTTGTGCTCCCGCGGTAGAGAAGCGACCCACCGCGGCACTGGCTTCGTTCAGTCCATTGGCAGCGCCCTCAAATTTCAGAGCCGCTTTTAGCTGATCCAGCATTTTCAGGGTAGAACTCGCGCCCTGACTGAATTGAGCATTGTCGAATTTCATTCGAACAATGCGTTCGTCAATGCTGCTCATGCAGAGGTCACCGCCTTCCATACAGTTTCTGCGATCTGATCAAATATAGGTCGCATCGCCGGGTTAATGTAGTCTCGTCCTTGGATATAGCCGCCGGTTCCCGTACCGTGACCGTACTGAATCATCAGAGCGACGGGAAAACCATTCTCTACGTCCGAGTTCGTCCAACCAATGGTCACTGAGCTGTTGGTCTTCTCGATCTTGTACCCCCATGAGGTGGCGGCACGCCCGGAATCCTGGGGGGTGGCTTTCGAAAGGGCTGCTACACCTTTCTGAGCTTCCGCATCCAAGATACGACCTATATCCAGCTTAACCATGGCTTGCAAAAACTTCTCGGTCCTATCAAACGAGCCCTCGGACGAGATGGAGACCATTAGTCCTCCAGATCAGTCGCCGACGCGCATAATCGAGAAGTGATGCGGGTCGTTTCCGGCAGCTTCATCGTCGGCTTTGTCAGTGCAACCGGTTGCAAAGCCGTGATGAATACCAAAAGATTCGCCAGCGGTAACGCGAAATGTTTTGGCGAAGCAGCAAACGGCCTGCATGCTGTCAACGCCCTTGATCTTCATTCCGCTTGTACTGTTGTCGGCCGTCATCTTCGCAATACGTGCATATGTGATAGCAGAAGTTCCCTGCATGGCGAGACTTACGTTGAATTGATATTCGCCGTCTTTGTTGATGATGATTCGACGAGCAGTACTCAACCCGGTACCCGGAATGCTGAACCATTCGTCATCGGGGTTGTACGTTTCGGTCGAATCCACCGAATTGAAGGGAACGAAAGCATATGCGGCACCGTAAGACTGACCGCTACCGGTTCGAACGACTTTGATCCTCGGAAAGCGTCCTTGCTTGCTTTCCTCACCCAGCCAAGTGTCGGTGTTGATCTTGGTGAGTATGATCGTGCCGTATCCAGGCATGACGTTGTACTTACCGCGCATGGTGATTCCAGAACCACCGATTTTTGCGCCACCAGCGCCATTTGCGCAGATGGTGATCTGTGTACCGAGGGGATATGGAACAGAAGCGTTCAACGGGATAGTCACTGTGACCTGCGCCGTCAATGACGAATGGTTCACCATAACCATCTTGCCGACGTCGTTAATGTCAAGCGTGGTATTCGCCGTAACTGTACGAACGATCGACAATTGCTTTGCCGCAAGCGCAACTGCGTTTACCTGCGACAGAGTTGTCAGTTCACTCGATTCGGTGGCATCCGTACCTTTGACACCGCCGTCGGCAGTTCTCTTGACGTAGGTGTTGTTCGTGGCATTTACGTCCGTGTCGGCAACCTTGACGAGGGACTCAACACTTACGCCGTCAATCAGCTCTGAATCCGCGGCCTTGCCCAGCAATGGGAGATACTGAGCATCGAAAGCGATCGGGAGCTCAGTCCACGTGTTTACTCCATCGCCGATTTTGATGATGCCGGTATCGAGAGTGATTCCGAGTTCCCCAGCAGCTAACAAGTAGTCGGACGTGTTCCAGTCGGCAGCAGTGGCGCGCCGTTGCTGCATTCGTGTGCCTACTGCCATTACAGCGCACCTCCATCAATAGTGCTTGTGACCGGAGTACTGGGTGTTCCCGCGTCATAGGTCTCAAAGACGGGGGTGTATGGCGTTCCCGCGTCATAAACGAGATCGTCGTATGAATCGAACAAGAACATCAGTTCCCCAGGCGTGGGGAGAGTGGGATCCGTGTCCTCGGTTCCGAAAAGAGTATCTTCCAACTCTTGTAGGAGCTCAGCGGGAACATCCCTCGAGTCTACAATGAAGTGGGCGGTGGGACGGAACCCCGTAACCTGCACCGCTCGAGAAGTTACCTTCCAACTAAACGTAAGCGGTTCGGTTTGATCGGTAAGCGACTTGTACCCATGCTCAGATGGTTCGGCTTTCAGGTTGTACATGATATGAAGCTTGTAGCCCAGAGACAAACCCTTTAGTTCGTCCCCAACCTGAGATCGATACACCATTCCGAAAGGCTTACGCCTTTGTTGTGTGAGTCGAAGGCCGTTTTCTCCTCGGTAAGTTCCATCGCAGCGCTCAAACTCCAGCGGATAGGTATACGCCTCGATTGTCGCTTCGAATTGTTCAGGAGATGTACGGTTTCCGATCTTGATGCCGTCCAACCATCGAGGCTTTACCTCACCGCCACTCTGGGCATGGGTAACGTCTATCAAGCCGATCCACGGAACACCAGCAATGCCGGACACATAAAGCACTCCGTGATCTATCCCCGCTTCGAAGGTGCGATCCCCACTCTTGGACCAATTGATTCTTGCCATCACACCTCCTTAGCCCCTGGTGTTGTGCTGCTTCAGTCTTTGTCGATTCAGATCTTGCCGCTCCTTAGCGGTCATCTTCCTTTTCGGAGAGTTCTTCAGGTTGAACACTTGAATGAGATTCATCAACCGATTCAAATGCCAATGTTCGAACTGTACTGGAATGTTCATGGAGATCATCCAGTAATAGATCAACTCCGAAGTGACGATTTCCCTAGACGGAGTAGCTCGAGGATCTTTAGCAATGACCTTGGCAGTCATCGGAGCCTGCACATAAGCCATTACTTCTTCTAGATGATCACTAACGAGTTTCTGGAAAACCCCCGGAGGAAGTTCTTCGTCGACGATCATCATTTCGATGTATGAAAGTGTCTGTTTCTGGGTTTTGTCTTTATTGCTTAGGAAAGGTTCTTCCCAAACAGACTCCCATTTTGACACGGTGAACAGAGAATGCTCGAGAGTGACTTTGACAGTCTTGGTTTTGACGAATGTTTCCGTGGTTTCGTCGTAGGAATCCTGCAAAACCACGTTAATCTCGAGCATTCTCTGCCCTCCTTCGTTCACTAGCTGTAGGAGTAGAACCAGTCGTCATCCACGACGGCCGGGAAGTGGTATCCGGCCAGCGGGTACGCCTTGACGAGCGTGTCCGTGGTGATGACCAGGGCACCCGGCGGCTTGGTGACTCCACCGACGGTGTACTTGACGCCGGTGACAGTCGGGATGGTGATCGTGTGGGTACCAGCGTTGTATGCCGGCTCCGTCGGGGTGGCCAGAGTGGTGGTCGTCGTCATCATGGTGATCACATCAGCCGGCATCGGCATCGACGGGTCGTTGGAAGCATCGCCGTACAACTGAGTCTCCAGAATGGCGAGCTTGGCCGGGTCGACCTTGGTGCTGTCGATGGTGATGCTGGCCGTGGGGGCGTAGTCGACCCCACCCACCGTTCCGACCGAGACCGGGTTGGTTGTGACCTCCCAGGAGAAGGTGATTGCCTCAGGGGAATCGCTGATCGTGGCGTACGCCTTCTCCGACGGAGCAGCCAGAGCGCCGTAGACCATGTGCAGCTTGTAGCCGAAGTCGGTGGCTTCGACATCGTTTCCCTTGCGAGTGCGGTAGCAGAAACCGAATGGCTTTCGGGTCTGCTGCCCGATGCTGACGCCAGGAGTCGGCGTCGCGTTGCCGTCGTACTTCTCGAACTCGGGCGGGTACGTGTACGCCTCGATCGTCGCGCCGAAAGTCTCGACCGAAACGAGGTTCAGGTACTTGATGTTGTCCGCGTACGTCGGGGTTGCTTCCGCGCCCGCGGGAGACTCGGTGACGGTGGTCAAACCGTTCCATGCCACACCAGTCGAGTACTCACCGGCTTCATCGCGCTCGTACAGCACACCGTGATCGACACCGGTTTCGTACGTGCGCTCGCCCGTGTTGTCCCACGTGATCTTCGTCATGTGGACTTTCCTTTCAGAAGTAGATGTTGAACACGTCGTGATTCAGATTATCCACGACAAAGAACCGTTGGTGAGCGCACATCGGAAGGGCGGCGACCGCTTCGAACATGCTTTCGTCCGGATTCTGGCTTATCAACTTCAGGCTGTATTGTTTTGTGATGAGGTATGCGAAGTCATCGGCAAATTTAGAATCCGCACGAGACCGCTCATACACGATTGCGGGGTACGCCATTTGTACAGTGGCGGGTGGTTGGAAATATACATTTGGACAGATGGCTTGGAGCTTCGCTTGAAGCTCAGACCGTAGGGCCATTGTATTTCCCTCCCAACTGCAGAACAAGACGGGGGTGCGCTTGGTCGACACCAGTCACTTCCCAGAGCACCCCCGCCCACTCCACGTACCGAATGGCAAAGAAATGATTGTTCGCGTACGAATCGGAGACGATCGAGACCGCGGTTGATGTGGTGAGGTCGTTGTTCACTTTCTCACCCTGAACCGACCTTCGGTAGTCGCGAACGATATCACCAGAGTAGATTTTTTCGGTGATTACCGTCTTCCAGACACCATTGCCCTGATTGACGTCTTCGCCGTACCCGACCTTCCCATAAAACCTTGCCATTCCGTCACTCCTTACAGATCGCGGGTGAAGGTCCAGTCCGCGTCGAAGTTGTGCGGGAAGTAGTAGCCGGTGTTGGGAACAGCCACGATGGAGATCGAAGCACCCGCGGCGATGGCGGTCTGCGCGCCGGACGAAAGGGTCGCGCCGGTCGTCTGGTTCTTGTAGGTGACGCCGGTGACAGTCGGGATGGTTGCGACACCGGTGCTCGTGACGAAGGTCGGAGCCGTCGGAGTGGCCAGAGTGCCCGAACCGCGGAGAACGATCTGCGCACGCTTGTAGTTCTGCAGTGCGCCGGACATCCGGCCTTCGATCAGGTACTTGTTCTGGTTGTAGTCGATGTCGAAGTCGTCGAACTTGGTGATTTCGCCACCACGGGTCGAACCGACTGCATAGTCGCCGAGATTGACGATGATCATCAGAACTTCGGCGCCGTCACGCTGAACGCCCTCGAGAACCGGAACCTCGACGATCTCGGAAACGCCCAGAGCAGCGGCGAGATCGGCCGTGGTGTTGTAGAACCGGCGACCCAGGCTGTCCTTGGAGAGGAGCATGTCGACCATGACCGCGTTGGTCATGTACGCCTTTGGTGCGGTACCCCTGTACCTGTTCCGCCCGCGGAGAACGGCCTCGATCAGATCGCCCGAAGCGACGTTGGCGGGGACATTGATGACATCGGTGTAGAACGGGTCGTCGAAGGCGATCGGACGGATCTTGGTCTCGTCGATCTTGTCCTCGTCGTCGATCTCACGTCCGTCACCGACCAGGATGGCGCGGGCGATCTCCTCGCGAAGCATGAAGTACATCTCGACCCAGAGCCAGGCCACGACATCGAAGTCGGTGATGTCGATGATGTCGTCGCGGTCGAGCTTCTGCTTCTTGTAGATCGTCTTGGGCGTGGTTTCACGCTTGGCGATCGTGAAGAACTGCTCCTTCTTCATGGTGGCCTTGATGTAGCCCTTGGCGCGCGCGTCTTCGTGGGTCAGATCCGCAGACATCGACTTGATCTTGGACCAGGGGAGCTTCCGAGTGCCATTGAGAACGCCCTCGACCCACTCCATGCGCCGAGTGATCCACTCGGGCTTGTTGTCGATGGCCTGCGCGTCAGGAAAAAGCATCTCGATGTTGGTGATGCCGTAGTCTTCCGCGTGCGCGAGAACGGCCTCCTTGAAGGAGCCCAGCTTGTGCCCGTCGTCGACCAGGGTCTGAATCTGCGAGTGGGTCAGCGTTCCGCCGCGCTTGACTTCGCCGGGGCCGCCCTTGCCATCCTTGTTGTTCTCGAAGACGTTGCGCGTCATCTCGTCGTTCTCCTTGTGCTCGAGAGCCGGGTCGTCCACGGTCTCTTCGTTCTTGTCATCCTCATCCGGCTTGTCATCCTCGCCGGCTTTCGTGCCTTCTTCGTCATTCTCGTCTTCTGGCTTGTCGCCTTCCGACGAATGCTTCGCGGCCCCGCTGTCGCCGAGAGCCTGCTTCAGCATGAAGTCGAAGAGTTCCTGCTGGTCCGTGTCCAGCGTCTCGTAGACGTCCTGATACGTCTTCTTGTCGCCGGCATGACGAAGTTCGAGACCGGTGTCCGTGTAGATAACGGCTTCGTCGGCGAGGACTTCTACGTCATCGCCGTGAGCCACGCGAACATAGTCGATCTTCGCTCCGGGATTCGCGCCCTTCAGAACGAGACTGACTTCGCACAGCTCACCATGCAGGACCTTCTTGTTCTTCTCGACCAGCTGATTGGCATAGATCGAAAGAGCCTTGACGTCCTTGTGTTCGACCAGCAGCTTGGCATTCTTCGCCGACGGAGTGTCGTTGAAGTAGCAGAATGCGTAGGTCCCATCGTTCTCGCGATGTTCGAGTTTCGCGTGACCGAGGATGTTGTCGGGGGTGTCGTGTACGTGCTGCCAGACGAGAGGAATCTCCTGCCCGTCCATGTGCTTGAAAGCATCGGACGTGATCGTTCGCCCGTCCGAGCACTTGAGACCAACCTTGGTCGCGTAACCACCGAAATCGTGGTCATCCACGGCTGTCTCCTTTCATGTTCAGAGCGAGTTCACGCTCACGGCTCTATCGCTGGCTGTTCGACTCGAGCAGAAGGAACCTTGATGGTGGGCGGTTTTGGTTCCAAGCCGAGTTTATCATTTGGCATATTGCTGTTGCGGAGTTGATCGGCCTTCTTGTCCTTAGCCGGAGGTCGACCCACGATTTGACGGAATTCGTTCGACGTCAAGATTTCGTTCCGTGCGAATTTATCAGCGATCTCGGCCAATTCCTTCACAGGGATGATGCTGAATGGGTCGTAGAAGTAAACGATACTTTGACCTTGAGCTCGAGCCGTCTTGGTCAAGAAGGTTCGCCGCATCGCTTCGACAATTGCTTCGATGATTGGCTTCAAAGTTCGGTTGTAGTAATTCTGCATCACTTCGGCCGATGCCGTACCGTTCATGACATCCTCGGTGATACCCAACTGGCTGTACAGAAGTTGAGTAAGATACTCAACCTGCTTCAGAAGGTTGTTTTCTGCCGGTCGGTTCAGCTGAGTAATCTTTTCGGTACCGTCCGTGTAGGCGATTCCGTATTGACTACCCTTCAGCTGGAACTCAATGTCTTTCCTTCGCTGCTCCGCCTGCTTTCGTCGGCTATCCGACTTAATCACATACGGCAGCTGAATGATCATGTCCAACTTGCCAGAACTCGACTGCTCATCGACCGCATCCAGAAGGTTCAACTTCCGAATGAGGCGCTGCAATGTGGAGTTCGGCTCATTCATTACGGCGTAGAGAGGATTTTCGACAATGGCCGTAAAACCCTTGCCGACGGTGACATCTTCGCGCCGTCCAATTTGCTCGTTGTAGAGGGAAACGCCGACGTGCTCCGGTTCCCACTTGATGATCTTTCCGACGCGCATTGTTTTGATGTCGAAGCTTCCCGACACATTCGGGTTCAGTGTCGTATCGACAGGAACGATCGCAATTGTTCCTTCGTCGAACAATGTCATCACGATGTCTTGACGAAATGCTCGCGCCGCTTGGTCGATATTCGCCTCGGTGTTGAGGCATTCATTCAAACCGCTTTTGATTACTTCCGAGAAGCGATCTTCATCATCGAGACGAACATGCTTGATCGATAAATCAGCCACATCAATCGCGATACGATTGTAAATGGCAGAAATGATCGAGCGTTCGTTCGCGAACCTGAGGCGAGTTCGATCCGGACGAGATCCATAAGACGTTCCTGCTGTTTGGAACGGCGAATGTTGATCCAGATTTACAAAAGCGTTCCAGGCATGGATCAAACGGTCTTTGATAGTCACCCGCTACCTCCTCTCGTCACTCAAACGCCTCCTTGTTTGCTTTGTAGGCCACATAGGCGTCCATCAGGGCCGCCACGTTGTCGATTTTTTCCTCAGTTCGTTTCTTCAGAAGCTTGCGGTTACCATTCGTGTCTTCGAGAGTGATAGCATTGCCCATTGTGAAAGTCATTAGACCCTCATCGAATATGAGCAACCGTTCCTCGGCCAGCTTCTTCAATTCCCCGAGGGGAACCGATTCTGTCCGAGCTCCCTGTGGAACTTTCTCAATTCCGAACGGACCGTTCTCGGCTTCGTATCGAGTTACGAATTCTTTTGCGTTGTACGGGTCGTACCCAAAAGCACGAACGTCGTAGCGCATCTCCTGCATGTGATTGTCGAGATCGTCGTAGACTTCCATCATGTCCAAGACGGTTCCCTCAAACACATGCAAACTATTCTCGCGCCTGAATTCATCGTATTTGTGACGCAAAGCTCCGGAAAGCTTCATCAGCGTCAGCGACGTAATATAACTTCGCGTCTTGATTCCGAAACGACCGCGAGACATCGGGAATAGGAATGTGAAAGCACAGAAGTCGTCGCCCTGCGAAAGGTCCGCGCCCAAAGCACACGGCATTTCCCAGAAGTTTACGCGGTTGTGCGCGAGTGTTTCTTCGTACGTAAAGAAGTAAGTGTAGCCTTCCATCGGAATCCCGAATCGCTTCGCCAAGATATCGTTTCGAGCGGCCGGGGCCTTCTCGGCCCGTTCCACATCGAGCTGATAAGTCTCGTAAGTTACGGTTCGCCCAATGTTCGGCTGAGCCTTCACCCACATTTCGGGATCGGCTACTTCTTCCAGCTCATCGAGCTTGTAATGCCAGATAGAAACGTGAGGCGCCTGATACTCGCCCTTCAAAATCTCTGCCAACTCCATCTTGATGGTATCGCCGGACCCATTTCGAACAGTACCCTCAGAACTGATGGCGACGATCAACCAGTCATCAAGCTTTGAGGCGCCCTGTTCGATAGCACCAACGACGTCTTCTCGAATATCGCCGGAAAGCCACTCGTCGATAGAGGAAACTTTCGGGCGAAGACCTTGAAGCTTCGCAATCGACATCGGTCGGATCTCGAGAAGGCTTCCCGTTAGGAAGTTCTCAATACCCTTCTTAGTCGCCGCGAGTTTCTGACGAAGAAATCTGTTTCCCGTCGTATTCTGCATCGACCCTTGAGTCAAGAATTTGAACAGCGGACCTTTAGATCTTGTGATGGCCGTTCTGAAAGGAGCCATCACTTCTTCGGCCTGCTTCATCGTTGGCGCTGTTGTGATTTGATGAGTCGTAGATGTATCGACGTTCAAGAAGAACGCTTGGATGCACTGGGCGTACATGGATTTGGCAGCGCCACGAGCAACGATCAGAAACTGCTTGTTAGTCAACCTTTTCTTAATCGTTTTGGTTACGTAAGAGCCGCCCTTACCGTCTTCGTTCGGAGTCCAAACAGATCGATCGACGTAAAAGAACCAACCGAATATCTGTTCCGCCCACAACTTGAATGTAGGTAACAGATGGAGGTCGGTACCATCCGTCAAAGTCAATTCGCCCTCACAATAGAGAACGAAGCCTTCGACCGCTTTGGAATCGTAGTAGATGTTCGGGTTGGCGATGAGATCGTCGATTCGATTCATCTCCGCGGAGATCTCACGGTTTACCGGAATATCGCCCCGGAGGACTGCCTCCCGAAATTGACCGTAGTAATACGGAGTTGCCGTGTTCGACAAAGTCATCGTTCACCCCCTAGTAATCGAACTCACTCAATGCGAAAAACATCTTGCTATCGCCCCAACAAACCGCAAGACGATCGAAATATAGCGAAGCTGGAAGAGTATTTCGACGACGTTGTGAGTAGCTGACTTCGTCGGTATTGACGAGAGGATCGTCTTGTACATACGCCGATCCCGCGGGACCGATTGTGGCATGCGGAAGATAGTTTCCCTTGAACTCGCTCTTATCCCAGCGTGCCGACACCATGTTGTACGCAACCAAAAGCTGCGGAGTCGGGAACAACATCAACGCATCGACTTCTTCGCCGACGTCGCCAAGAGTTTCGACCCCCACCACATTCAACGAAAATGATTTGACGACTCGAGCCGCGGAAATTGCATCCTTGGCCATTTCGTTGAACTCGGACAGGGGTCGATCGGCGATTTTTCCGGCGTAGACCAACGTCATGTGCGGGAAATCTTGCTTACACCAAGACCCGTTCGTGGGAAGGAAGGCGATCATGGCCGAGTCGCTCATGCACCCACCGCTTTCTTAGCCGCGAATCCGGCGGCCTTCTTCACAGCTCGCTGCTGGACTTCCCGCTTGCCGACTTCCAACAGCGTTGAAGCGATCCATCGAGCGACCGGCGATTTCTCGTTGACCGTCAGCCGCTTGAAGTCCTGCTGGAGTTGCATTCGCCTGATAGCATCCTGCAGATCCTTGTTGGATACTGTGTGGACGCCCTTCTTTTTCGCCGTGGTTCGAATCGAATTCGCAGCCGCAGCATCGGCGGATGGGGCATTCTTTCGTTTACCCCACTTCATGCCCTTCACGCCATAGTGCTCGAGGAAATCGACGACCGACGTCACTCCTCGATCGGGACCACCGGAGGCGTCGGATCGATCCATTTCGTATCCTCTCTGTGAACGTTGATCCTCCACTCGAGCTCTTTGATTTGGTCCTCCAGTGCCTTGGTGTGATAACCAGTTTGAGGAGGATCAAAGAGCAGACGAACTCGCAGATAGATGTAAGTCTTGATGTTGTTCAGTCGAGGATCGGCTCCGAGGAAGGCGTCCCATGTTTGTAGATCGTCCTCGATCATGAAGCCTTGATCGGGACCAACACCTAGCTGATGCAGTGTACTGAACACGGAGTTGATGTGCATCAACGTGTCCACATCGAAGACGTCATAATCGTCGCCGAGATTCAGAACCTTCTTGATACTTTTCAGAATGCTTTCGCTCATCGCCCACCTCCTCTGGAGTCAGAGCCCGGAAAGTCGGGTGTTGACGATATGAATCGTCAATGGGGAATTGTTGTTCGCATAGATTCGACCGTTATCTGCGCTGGTTTTGATTGCCCAACGAATGCGAACGAACCCAGAGTCGAGATCTCCGGATTCCACAGTCAACCCGGTGGATCCATTCAGACCCTGGAATCTCTCACTGGCTGGATAAATTCCCGGAAGCCCATCGTAGGTTGGGGTACTATCTCCGCTTCCAAAATATCGATGAAGAGTCGGGGTGGACCCAGTAACGACAGCGAAATCCACGACCGCCGTAGCATGTTGATCCATTTGGAAGTCGTAGTCCAACTCGATATCATCACCGACGTTTGCTTGGATCGTGTATTCGGGTAAGGCGCCGGACAATGTCCAAGAACTTCCTGTATCGGGAAGACTATAGAAATCTCCAGCACCCTGCTTCGAACGATCCTTGACTCGAACAATTCGAGGGGCCAACATTCGATCGCCAGCGACGATTTCCGCAATCGTTTCGGCGACAGTAGAAACCGCGGTTTCGAAATCCGTAATGTCAGCCGATGTATGCGTGTGTTCGGTTCCGGCTTTCGCATCGAGAGCGGCTTGAAGCCCGGTAATGTTCGAGATCGTATGCGTATGGCTAGACGGAGCCTTTGCGTCGAGAGCTGTCTGCAATCCCGTGACATTGGCGATTGAATGCGTATGACTAGTCGCGGCTTTTCCGTCAAGTTCCGTCTGAAGACCGGTCACGTTCGCAATCGAATGTGTGTGACCAACCGCAGAGGCACCAACGTCGCCAGCGGTCAGCTGCAAATTACGCCATTGAGATGCCAACGAATCGTAAACCAACGATTGTGCGTTGATTGGCGAAGCAACCGTTACGTCCGTCAGCGCATCCAGAGTCGTAGCTCCTCCACCACCTCCAGCCACAGCAACATCGCCCGTGATCGGATTGGGAAGAACGCCATTGACGGAACGCACAACCGTGTAGACATTCGGAACGGAAGAAACCTTGGCGATCTCTTCGTACTGAACTGTCGCCGGCGAACTCATCGGAAGAAAGAAGTCGAATTCGTACGGAGCCTTGCCGTCGATCTCTTCTCGAGCCCGGTACGTTCCGGAAGGAAGTCGCGCGAGATTGATGGTGGCCAAGCCACTCGCCAAGACCGCTTCAACCTTGGATCGAGCGATCATCGTCGTACCGATGCGAATTCTCGGCGGCTCAAATGTGATGCGACCGGTTGGGTTAGAGCCCTGGGCTCTGCTGAAGTCGATGTCGATCGTACTCGTAAGCGCCGAACCCAGGGGCATCTAACCCACCTCCTTGAAATGCTGCCATTTTGACGGACAGTCAGCCCTCGACGGGACCAACGTGAAGTTCGCCCGTGATGCTGATGTGGTTGACGACCGCTTCGTTGATTGTCTGCTTGATGAAGTCCGCGGTAATGCCCGGGTCGTCCGTTGCCTTCTCGAGCAAGACAGCGAGAGCATCCGAGATCGCACCGACCTTGAGGAAGGTCGACTCGATCAGCTGGCCAGCATTCAGCGACTGACCGTCGATCGTTGAGACAGGGTACTGATACCAGAACTTGAGCAGATCGTCGTTTGTGAGTGCCACGTCTTCCTCCTGTGCAGAATCTACGCCGGGCCAGTAGTCGGCCACGATTGAAATGTCGACCGTACCGGGGAACCCGGCCGGCTTGAAATCGAGCGTGTGTTGCGCAGCCACTGCCCCCGCGGGAATTACTGCCTGACGGGTACCAGTTGCGATCCAGTAGTGTGGTCTTGCCACACCGGCAGCATCACAGGCCGCATTGACCTGCGGCCAGGTTGAGCGGTTGCAGTAAATGGTCGGATCGGCGCCGGCAGCACGACGCATTCGAATCCAGCCCGGTGCCTGAGCCGGAGTTGCCAGCCGATCTTCGACATCGAGCACATGCCCATCGTTGGTTGTCGCCAACCTTGCGATGCGGACCTTGACTGCGTGGGGGAAACGATCCCAGTCTCGCTGAGTCCAACGATAGAGTTCTTTGTCGATGTAGCCGGCAACCATCTCAGCATTCGTCGGGATGTTTGTCGGTGTGACCGAGTCGTACATCGTGCGCATGGCGATTCCTTATAGTTATTCCCAGATCATGCTCGTTTTTCGATCTCGGCCTGAACTTCGAACAAGTTGTAACCGGCGCCTTCCAGACGACGTCGACACTCAGCATCCTCGCCCCACTGTCCGCGAGTGACCTGCAGAGCGACGGTGGCGACATCATCCCGATATGCCGCCGGAGCTCCGCCACCCAGACGGCGATTTACCTCTGTTTGAACGGCATCCGGATCGTAGCCTTCAGCAGAGAGGCGATCAGCACGCTCCGGGTTGTCGCCCCACTTGCCGTTGAGGACTTCCTGAGCCACCTGAGTGTATGAGGTACCACTCCGGCTCGAATCCTTGGGCTTAGTCTTACCCTTAGCCGCCATGCTTACTCCTTACCAGAGCTTAGTGTCTCCAGGCCTACGCGGTTCGTAAGGTTTTACCAAACGACTCGCATCTCCATAGTGAATTGCGTTGTGGGTGTCGTGTGTTGTGCAGATCAAGAACTCTGGGTCGAGTGCATGCTGAGTTCCGTGGACAATATCCCCTTGTCGAAGAGGATTCATGTGATGAACAATCAGACGAACGTGAATTTCGTATCCGATCACCCCTAGATCACATGCGTTGTCTCGCGCAATTATGTCTCGTCGAAGAAGGCGCCATTGTCGAGACTGATAAAACTGTTGGTTAATCCATCTGTCGAAGCCGAAGGTCTCATGGCCGACTTCGCCTTGCAAAGCAAGGTATTCGAACCGTTCCTCGAAAGTTTCCAACTCGGACAGCTCGGAATATGTCCTAATCTTGGTAGTCATCGTACTGCGAATCTGTTTCGGAGTCTTCGGCGCCACTATAGCCGCGCATCGCATTCAAGGCATCGAGCGATATGGACGAGATTAATGTGATTAGTACCTATGACAGCAAATATGGTGTGAGAACATGGGTAAGAATGTTCATAGCTCGGAGTGTGGCGCAGGTGCACGATGAGTGAACATCGTTGGAATAAGGATTGTGGGCGGTGGTATGTACGTGGATTAGAAGTAAGTTGCTGTGTTGGACACGAGGTCAAGCTTCGTAGTTGTGGAGTGGCTAGAGTTCTGCTGTGTGGTCGAAGTGGTAGTGTGGGTAAAGAGAGGTTGTGGGAAATGTAGATTGCCCTGTCTGCAGTTGAAATGAAGGTCTAATGGAAGGGAAGGGAAAAGTTGATTTTCTTTGATGATTTGACATGAAAGTGGGGGGTGCATAGATATATAAATATTAGGTGGTGGTGGTTTTGTGTTGAAATTCTAGTAAACGTGGTTGGCAATAGGGTGGAGGAGGAAGAAAAGTTTGAATGGTTTAGGTTGATATTTTGGGACGTGAACATGTTTAATTACAGAGTGAGTTTGGGGTTTAGACATTAGTCAGAAGAGTATTATAGTTGTTTGTTTTGATAATGAGTTGAGGAATAAGAGACTTATTAAAGTTGTAAGGCTTAAGAATATTGGATGATAGATCGTGAGGTAGAGCGGTGAGGATGTGAACGTTGAGTATTAGAAAGATTGATTTAGTTGGAGAGAGTTGTTAATTGAGTGTTAGAGGGGTGAGGAGTATTGTCAGATATAGAGTTGCTATGGAAGGATGGAGTGGAGAGAGATGTTGAGACGATGTAAAGTTTAATTGGGAACATGTATGTAGTAATTGTGGTTATGTGAAGTAGGGAAGTGGGGATTAGGTAAGTTCGAGTTTAAGAGGCAGGTGAGATTGGAGTTTAGATGTGAAGGAGATTACAGTATGTGGGTGGTTAATTATGGGTGATGATAGGTTTTTGAGAAGGCAGCGTAAGTAATTTTGAAAGATTGAAATACATGTGTGAGTGGGGTTGAGGTGTAGTTTTGCAGTGAGTAGGAGGGGTCATGATATGTTGAATAGAGTATAGGTTATTGAATAGTATATATGATTGATAGAGTAAATTTGGGAGGGTGAGATATTATATCAGTTATAAATACTTAGATTTGATAGTGGTTTGAGTGGAGGGGGGGGTTTTAAGTTATTCAGCGGTGGAATGGTGAATATTGAAAGGGTTTGTGGTTGATTGGAGGAGTTGGTTGTAGTTACTTGGTTTAGTAAGGTGGGGTTCAGATTAATAGATTAGAATTTGAAGATTAGGATTGGAGTATAAAGTAGTGAGTTGAAGAAAGAGGAGGTTGATCATATGAAGTTGAAGGGCTTTACTGTGGTATGAGAAGATGGGGGAGTCGAAGAGATGTTAGGTGTGGAGAATAAGAAAGGATGACTCGAGAGTATGGGGCATTAGTGGGGAGTAGAGAGGGTTGAAATGTTATTAGTGTGGTACAGTTGGGATGAAGTGTGAGTTTTATGACAAATGTGCTGGTTGTTCTTGTAGGATAGGCAATGCGCTATGGTCGTATATGACACTTCAGTATTTCATGAACGTTCAATCGAGTATGTGGAAGGACTATTGAGACTAAGAACTCTATCGTGGAACTCATTCGATGATATGGTATTCGTGTCACCACATAATGGATAGGTACCATTCGACTAGGTGGAGTCTTCCTTACAAGGGAAGGTACGAGATGAAGTAGTGAGGCTATTCTACACGCTGCACAAGGATGGTGTCAGTTTGCGGTCGGGAGGCCGAGCAGATCCGAACATTTCTCACCCGCTCTATCCTGGGCCGCTGTCAATGCCGACGGGGATACGACCGTGTGGCTAGACCTCTCTACGGGATCCAACTGTACCCGAAGGCAGTGAATTCCCGCGGGGGGCAGGGGGGGGGCCTGGGGCGAGCACTCACCGTAGAGTGCTGCCGACGGGTTCCCTATCGGTCTCATGGGCATGACGGCCACTACTGGCCCGGGCGGAGTAGTCTGCCAGCTGGATTACGTGGCACTCACTAACGACTAGCTGCTCAATTCTGTTTAAGTACCCGGTCTCTTCGTTAGTCGGTCTGTACCGCTGATGAGGCCACGAATCGACGACTTTCCTCAAGGTCTGAGATCGCACGATGCCTCTCGCTTCTTGCTCAAAGCAAGACGACCCGGCATTTCCGGCGACTTCATCATGCAAAATCAACGATGCGGTCCGTCAATCCACTATCAGCATCTCGCAACTTCACTTGGCCGTCAGGCGGACTGCTCGTCAAATGGCTGCATTTCAGTGGTATGGTTAGATGCCCTGGTGTTTCGACTTACGAGTTCGATCGACAGCGACTTCAGCAAGCCCAGGGCTCTATCCCAACCGTCGAATCACATTTACCGCCGAGAATTCGATCGGTACGACGGAGTGATTGCTCGATCCTAGTTGAGCGTCTGCAGGGGCTTGCCAATGCTATCTCGCGCGACGCACCTTCCGAACGTACCGGCTCTTAAGTGATGCGTCGCAAGGCCGCCGTAAGAATTCCGACTTCTTTCTTCCGAGGAGTTCGCCGGCGTCAGTTCAGTTCGAATGATCGCCAAGGGATCTTCCGTTCCGAATGTCTATACGGGCTTCCTGTCTATGCGGCGGCAATTGACTGATAGGATTGCGGAGTGGTGAGAGCTTACGACTCGGGATCCTACGGTCATTACGGTTGCTTTCACTATCAAACCAACAATCGTTGGTTGACGTTCGGTTGCATCGAATCGTAATGGGCTTGCCGTCCGCTGGCGACGTTGTCGCTCTGCTTGGTCTCTCTCATGTCGTGGGCGAACGGACCGTACTTCATAATTTACGTAAAGCCGCGACTAGTCAGTACGCAGTCAATCGCATATGTCTCGGATAGCTTGACAGCTGGCTCGACCAAATCGCCGTCTAGCCTTACTCATCGATCTCGATCATTACCGCTTCAAGCCGCTCTCGATGCGTAAGCCGGAACCGAACTCCATACATCGCTTGACTTACGGATTTCGAAACCGCGTTTCTACGGTCCGCCGAACAGAGTCGGTAATCGCCTGCGTAGACTTGGGTGGGCACAATCGAATTGGTTCGAGTCTTGGTTCGGTCTACTGTGCGGTGATTTCTTAAGTCCAGATCTATTTATTGGGATTGGTCGGCGCCTTCCCTATTCCACACCAAGCAAGTCGTTAGTGTTCTGTTGAGCTACGACTCAAATGGATGCTTCTGCACGCGGCGTGGTGGTTCGAGGTCGTTGATGTCCACCCCGACTCAGTCATCGATATTGGATACGGAATATACCCCGATACTAGAGGCTTCCGGATTGTATCCTCTCTGAAGATTCCAGTCTGATGGGACATGTCCACCTTGAATGTGGAATCCGATTCGACGACCGGGGTCGTCGCATTCGTTGCAATCAGAAAATTAAAAACCAGCAGCAGAAACGTCGAATCTATGCAAACAACAATTCCCGCATTGTCGATTCAAATCTCAACACCCGTCTTTCCCTCGGACTCATAGGTGGGCGATGAGGCAAACATTCGAAATGTATCAAAATTCCTAATCTCGGCGACGAGTATGACCTTCGTGTGACTCATTGATGCACTTCATCTTCCGTGTGCAGTACTACTGCTTCACTAGTGTTGTCCAGATCAACTTCATGATCGAGACGATCTACAAACATGGACGCCTTCCTCGAGCCGATCCTCGACTAAAACACAAGACTTTACAGCTACATGCGAGTTCGCTGCTCTTTGATCCACCGCGAAATCTGTTATCACTCCAAGGAACTGAGACCATATCAAAGACCGAGTGAGATCAACGTTCAAAGTAGAGGATACATATGATCGATCCGACGCCGCCGTTCCCAGCGAATACTCTAGCGATTTCACCTCGTCTCTTTCGTGAAGCTTGAGTATGGTAGAATCGAAAGTTCCCCTTCCCCGATGCCGAGCGCGCGAATCGATCTTCCACGCTATAATTTTGCGTCCAACACGTAGTCCATCATGATCTGCAGGATCTAACAGTCTATGCAACTCGCAGCAGGACTGCATCGCTGACAGGTCATCGAAATTCGACTCCTCTATGTCCCTTCAAGAAGAACGCTTTTGGAAGTCGCAACGGGAAGACCACAGCGAGCTTGTAAGAAGGCCGCCGGGAGTCGCGCTAAGAAAGCGTTTGAATGACGACACGCCATGATCCGCCTTCCTTCCAGCGAACGTGCTTGGTGTAAAGCCAAGATTTGCCCACTTACGTTGGTCTACCCTGGAAAAAATCGCCGATCGACCCGTCAAGTCAACGAAATGGCAAATCAATTTTCCGCGGCTCGAGTCGTCAATTCATTTTCTTGTAGGTGGTAGAAACTCTTGGCGACGTCCGCAGAATCGATGCGTTGATGTTTTTCCGACTGCCGCAGCTTTGTTCGTACTAGCATGTTCGCACCCGGATAGACGATTCAAGTAACTTATCTTCCGCAATGCCATCAAATCGGTCCCGCGATCGCTATGTTACTTGACGATCCTAGCGTCAATTACCGAAATGTCAATACTCAAACTTCTCCGAAATACTCTTCCGCTTCGCTAATATTGCGATAGCGTCGGCGGTTGTGTGGCATAGCATTGTGTTTTTTCGCATTGAGGGAGTTCGATACTAGGGGTTAACGATATTTCGATCGACGGCATCTCCTATACATACGTCTATTCGGAGGCAGGCCTCCGCGATTGGCCCGTAAAACCGTGAGTTCCCCTCAGAGATTAATCGATTTCGACGATCGCATTCGCCTC